TTTAGTTCCTTTTCCTTTTCCTACTAACTTTATATCTGGTGGTGAGTTATATTCAGTTCCAGCATTCAATACTATGACTTCTGTTAATTTACCATCAATGCTAATAATTGGAATCAATTGAGCATTCTTTCCACTCTTAGGTGTAAAGGTTGGTTGTCTATTGTAATTAATAATATCTGAAGATCCATATCCAATTCCACCACTTTCAATATAAACTGATTTGATAGATCCCCTCACTACAGGACGTAATGATGCATTAAAGTTTTGACCAGCTAGAGTAGATACACCTATATGACCAGTTAATGACACTGTAACAGGTGGATAATTAAATTCATGAATACCAGAACCACCAGAGAATAATTCAAGGTATTCTTTGTTTCTTATATGAAAAGTAGATGGTGTAGATCCTACTCCAACAGAGGATAACTTAAATGAACCTCCATCTACTGCAGTAACATAATAATCAGTCAAAGTAGAAAGACCAATTATAGGTGTGGACTTATTATCATATCTAATAAGTTCTCCTGTCTTATATCCATGATTTGGAATGTTAATTATTCCAGTAGCAGTGTTAATTCCAGATGAAGTAGCAGAAGTCAATCTATTGGTATAACCAGATCCAGAATTTCCAATACTTACAGAACTAACAACTCTTTTCTTGATAGCGCACTTAAGTTCTTGAATTCCTACTCCAAAAGCAGTTAAGTTAATACTAGAAATACCAGAGATAGCATCTGGATAATTTTTATGTAATGATACAGTGGTTGAGTCTTTAACTGAACAAAAGTAAGGAGAATTAGTAGATAAACCAGATATTGCAGTTTGTTTGTCTGTAATATAAGTTACAAGTTCTCCATCTCTGAATTTGTGGAATGTAGTAAATCCTATTGTGTTATTTGTAAGATTTACACTCCCTCCAGTTTCAGTAGAGTCAAATGTCAAAGAATGATCTTTTTGAATTAAATTAGCAAATGCTATGCACCCAGATCCATTTCCACCACTTATTTTTATAGTAGGTATATCAATATAATCAAATCCTTCATCTATTACATCTATTCTCTCCACAGAACCTTGAACTTCACAATAAGCAGAAGCTCCAACTCCAACTTCATCTGTAATGTCTAAAATAGGTGGATTTATGACATCATAGTTATCTCCTCCATTAGTAACTGGAATTTCTTCAATAGCACCATAATAAACAACATCATTTGACTTATAATTGAGAATTTCAACTCCATTTACTAAAATACCAGTTTTTCCTCTTGGAGTGGGTTTATTGACTAAGGCAGATACTGGAGTATCAATCTTTCTAATTAATTTTTGAGATTGTATTGATTTTTGGGCAAATCTAGTAAGTTCAAACTTATTATCAGTTACAGTTCCACTAAATGTGATAAATATGTCATTTGAGATATTTGCACTACTTTTAGTAAGTTTAATAGTGTTGATATCTACTTTTTTAACAAAATATTCACTTTCATCAATATCTAATTTGTTATCATCACCACCATTTACATATGAAACATTATCACCTGTCAAAAGTCCATGATTAGGAATAGTTATTTCAGTATCTTCTGTAAATGACCCAGAAAACTTAATATCTGTTTCTCTGATGTCTAAAGCATCATTAAAGTAACTTGGAATTGATGGAGATGCAATATAAACACAACCTTGGTCCAAATAAGAGTTTTGAATGTTAGTGGTAAAGATACTAGCACTAGGATAATTACTTAACTTAGCATTAGATAGTAATCTTTGAATTCTGTATGATGTATTTTCACTTAACTCACCAGAACCTTTAATTAGTACTTCTTTTGAACTTATAAGTGAAATTATTTTGCATGATAAGTCATTTATCAATGCATCATCACCTGATTTGAAATCATGATTATTAACAAGAGTTAATTTGTAAGTAAAGTTAGATGAGTCAATAAGTTCAATAGAATTGACATTGTAAGTAGCTGAAATATTAGAAAATAAATTTTTAGTTACTTGATTTTTAGAAACAGATCCCAATCCCTTTGGTTCTATAATATTTCCTATTTCATTATAGAAACTTCCTCCAAATTCATAATTTAAACGTGATAAAACACCTGTAATCTTAACTTTGACTATATCATCTGTTCCTCTACCAGAAAATCCATAAGCAAAAGCATCTAACCTTAAATCTTGTTTTGATACTATATTTTTATCAACTCCAGTGCATCCATAAAATTGATTTAAAGATTTTGATGTATAATCTATAGTACTAAATGATCCATCAATATAATTTGCAATTAAAGTACCTGTAGTTCCAAATCCAACAGTTGAATCTACATTTAACACAGTAGCTCCTGTGGAAACAGGACTTATTAGTTTTGTGGTAGGATGAATAGAAAAATCACCACTTACTTTATCTAAACTACGATCAAAATCTAAACTTAATCTATGATAAGTCTTATTTCCTCTTGTAATTTTTTCTACGTCACTAATAGCACCATTTGCTCTAGGAAAATCATATACATTATCTTGAAATAAGTTTCTATTGACTAAATCTTTAGGATCACCACTAAGAGATTCTACTACAATTTGTTTGGATACCTTATAATTAGCATTTGATGGTATGAAAAGAAAATCTCTTGGTTTTATAACTTCTACATCCTTTCCATACAAAGCTCTAAATAAAATTTCAAAAGATTGATCTGTTCCCTTTGAAGAGTAAAAATCTTTTGATTGTTTAATGAATAATCTCTTATCTATATTACTAGAAAGTTGTCTCTCCTCAAATCCTGGTGTAATTTGTTTTTTTACCTTCTTAAAAAATTCTTTTAAGAAAAGAACACTTAAGTTTTTGACAGTTGCATCTGTAGAGTGTGTAGCGATGCCAGATTGAGAAAATACAAGACAATCTGGTTTATTAATACTTTTGTAAGATGTAATGCCACTAAATCCTCTAGCACATCCAGTGAAAGAATTGGTTGTAATTCCAGTATATGTTATAATCTCATCATCAATCTCAAGCAATCCATATGTCTCAGGAAATCCAGTGGTAGATTTAACATCTATGACATCGTTTGTTATTCCAACATTACCAGATAAAGTAGTAGAGTCTACAAGGTCTACTAATTCATCAATTTTTATATACTGATCAATATTTTGTAAAAGATCAAGGGTAGATCCTTGATTCTCTATAGCAGTATAATATTGATCTAAAAATTCACCAGCAAGAGGAAAATCTGCTCTTATAAAATCTGGCAGTTGATTTTTAACAACTGAACTAATTTTGACTCTTGTATTTTCTGACATTTTATAGTTGTGTTAATTTCCTGCTAATGAGATTAATATGATGATATTGATGTAGAAGAAGAGGATGAAGATGTGGTATTAGTTCCACCTAAAAGTTCTAAATTAGTACCCCCTAACACATATGTATCTGAGGAAAGAAGAGTGATATTTTGTCTCTCTGCTTCAGTCAATCTTGCTAAATCACCATTCACATAACTTGAGGTAGCTGTGTAATTAACTCCTGATCTATCATCTCCTGATTCAACATTATCAGCAACCATATCAATGGTGCTATTGCTAACATCTAATTGTAGATATAAATCTTTCAATCCAATCACATCATTTGATTTAGGACATGCAGAAACTTCTATAATTGGTATATCTTGTACTTTTTTAGATGTTCCTATTATGTTAATTGGTTTTAGTAATATTTCTGCTCTTTCATAATCAATTGTTCCTATATTCCCAGAAACTATAATGGGAGTTCCTCTAGATTCCAATGTGAATAAAAACAGGTTGCCTGTTTTCCTATCTGCATTAGGAAGATCACTTAAAAAGACAGTTGTTGGTTGTCCAAACACTGTAAATCCAGATGACTTAATATTATAACCTTTCATGCTCTTTATGTAGAATGAATTACCAAAACATAACTCATATTCTGCATTTGTATTCAAAGCAGGTTTCATATCACGACGTATTTGAATTTTTGTGATATTTGATGATACAGAATTGCTTGTATTATCAACAACTGCTTGAAATTTACTATATTTGAATTTTGCGCCATATTTATTCAATTCAGATGAATTTGCATATGCAGTTATATTGTTGGATATTTGTGTTCTAAGAGAATTTGCACTTTGAGTCAAACTTGGGTTATAATATGCATTAATATCAGCTTCAATAAACAAAAATTTCAAATCTTGTATTTCAGTGACTATTCCAGCAACAGAATATTTTCTTAAAATGTTATTTAAGTTATTTTTGATTGCATCTGGGACAAAAGGTCCAAAAAAGGGTTTTATAGTGATAAAAACCTTCCCATACTTTGGAGGAACCAAATCTTCACCTCCAAAAACTGATACAGACTCAGTTTCAGGGTATATTTTAGGTATGAGTGCCTCATAATCTGCTGCAGTCACTGCTCTATTGAATGTAGAGTATATTTTAGGAGCATAACGCTTAATTGAGTCTACAGATTCAATTTCTTTACCACCTGTAGAACTACTTACAGTTGTGAATATGGAAATTCCACTACTTACTAGGTTATTATTGTTATCTACTATTCTACCATTGAATGAGAATGCAGAAATATCATTTGCAGCAGATCCAGTAGCTGTAATATATGAAACTTCAATGAAATTAAGTGATTCCAACTTTTTACCAAAGACACCATCACCAAAAATGAGTTCATATCTCTGATCTTCTACTTCTTGAATGAAATATACACATGAAGAAGAGTCAACCTCTATTAAAGTATCTGAAAATACGTATTTTTTAGAAGAAGTGCTTGCTTGAGTCTCACGAACTTGAACTTCTAGGGTAGAAGTGTCAATATTTGGGTTCTGAAGGATGTATCTTGATGGTGGTGCAGGGTTTTCTGCAGAAACAACAAAATTTGAAGTTAAAAATGCCCCTTCACAGATGGTAACATCACCAAAAGTAGCAATTCCATCAACGACAGGCACTGTAATGTCACTTGGAACACAAAATGAGTAACTTTCTGACCCAAAAGTAGCTGCAGAAGTAGCAACTATACCCTTTTTAAGTGTAAGTGTAACAGGTTTAGTGGTAAATCCAGTTGTATCTACAAAAAATGAAACTAATGCCTTTGCAGAAGTAACAGATCTAGGTGTATAACCAATATTTCTTGCTAAAGCTACTACATTTTCCCTCAAAGTAGCACTATCAATGAATACCTCATTGCTAATCATGTTAGCATTGTAGGAATTGATGTAAGTATTGTATGCTAATACATCAAGTATGGTGGAAAGATTAGATCCTTCAAAATCGTAGTCAGTAAATTCAGAATTTGATCTCAAATAATCCTTCAAAGAAGTTTTTATTTGGTCAAAATCTAGATTTGTGAAATTAACTAGTGCCATTTATCTAGTTGACTGTAGTGCAAATGCTAATTGTTGAGGAAGAGCATCAATTCCTATGATGTTATATGTAATATTAATATTAAAAGCATTACCTTCAAAGTCAGCAGTTGCTTTTACTGATGTTAATTTTACACGTGGTTCATAATTATCAATGGTATCCCTAATTTCATCCTCAATTAGAGAAGCAGTTATGTCATCCATGTTCTCAAATAGCAATTCATAGACTCTGGAACCAAGATTTGGGTTAAAAAATCTTTCACCAGGTCTAGTAATTACTAAATTCCTTACAGAACGAGCAATAGCAGTCTCATTTTTAGTTGCGATCAAGTCTGAATTGATAGGATTGACCTGAAATGTCATACTCAGGTCCTTAAATCCCCTACTAACCCTTTCTACAGGCATGAAACTACAGTAAATATAAGTTATTTATTCACGTTCTTTTGCTATTTTCCAGAAGTAATCATCCTGATCACCCATTCCATCATACTCTCTACCATTTTCTACCTGATAGTACTGTGTAGACACCTTAAAGTCAGGTTGTTTAGGATCTTTAGGTGTAATACTATTATCATATATTCTCATTCTATTGTTTG